AGGCTACGTCTATCTCTTGGTCTAATATCTGAAGCACCGCTTTTCGTTGCGGGTCGTCAAAGGGAACATTCAAAGCCCCTGCAAGCTCAATCTCGTCCATAGGAGCATCGGCATATATGACCTTTATTTCGGTCTTAACCTCTGGCTTCTTTTTGGCTGTCTTCTTTTTAGTAGTCTTCTTAGCTGGCATTGCCCATTGAGTCTAGAAATGGCTGTGTACCTGTTCGCCCTATTACGGCATTTTGATCTTGTTGAACTTGGAATTGTAAGCCTTGCACATAAGCATCTACCATTCCTTTGTAAATTTCATCCTGCTGGTAGCGTTGTATTAGCTGTGGGTTGCTCTGGAGGCTTTGCTGTATTACCTGTAGCTGTAGCTGTGCTGCTGTGTTCTCGTCGGGTGGTGGTGGTTCTACCCCCGCAAATATCTTTGTGAGAACCTCTTGAGCCTTATTAAATTCCTTCTGCCCTGCCTGTGCTGGTGTGGCGATAATCTCGCTTGCACCAATTGGGTCCATCCATTCTGCCGCCCTGCGGATAAGCGGGGTTGACTGGATAATGCCCTCAGAGTCCTGATTGCGCATATTACTCCAGAAGTCCATTTTCTTCTGAACCATCTCTAGGTCCATATCGCGAGCGTCGAATTGAACGCAGAAATTGTACTTACCTTGTATCTCTTCTCTTGTGGCGTTGATGCTCTCAAGAGCGCCCCCTGTGACAATGCTCGTCTCTAGGTCAGGCATGAACTGTTGCATGAGGGCGAACGTCTGGTCGTAGATTTGCTCGATCTCCGCAAGGAAATCGTCTACTAACTGCTGCTTATAAAGTAGATTGCCTTCGGGATCATTGGGATCTCTTCCAAAATACGGGTTTACCTCCTGCATTACCTGCTCAATGATAAATTGAGTGTTCTGGGCGGTTTGGGGCAATACTAGCGGTTCGATCTCTCCTGGGCGGCGTACAGGAATCTGTACAGCTGGTCCTAAAATAGTCGTCAGGTCGCTGCGTGACGCTGGAACCAATAGGGGAGGAACAGTATCGAGGCTTGTGCGGTCTACTGCGTTGTCTCGCTGTATCTTAACCTCTCCTTGTTGGGTCTGTAAAAGCTCGCCAATACCTCGACTCTGGATAATTCCACGCTCAGTGTATTCTCTGACTCCCATGACGAATGGGTATAGACCATGATCGTAGTCGAGTAACTCTGCTTTTTGGCTCTGAACGTCCTCTGAGAAGTAGGTCATTGCATAGGTGTAAATCCCTATGGCGTTGGATGAGTCGTTTTCCTTATAGTAAACATGGTATATCTCATACAGATCTTCTTGGTCTTCAACTGTCTCCTCGTATGAGAACTGTCTGCCGAACTTGTTTCTGTCCTGCGTAGACCAATGATCCAGGCTCTTATCGCCCTTATGTTTCAGAACTTCTTTAATAAATGCCTTGCTCCAGCCTTCTGATAGTTCCTTCTCGTTGATTTCCTCTTCGGTGTAGTATTTACGCTCTGCTACCCAAGGGGATTTTTGTATGTCGTCCACGTAGGTGGGGAAATATACGTCTCTGTAAATTCTTAGGGCTGTCCACCTTGGGCGGTTTACCCTGAAGTATGGTACATCAAATGTGGCTATTCCGTCCTCGCGGAGTGACTTAACCGCCTTCTGAGCTTGTTTTTCGGTTAGCGAATCATTGAACTGTACCAAAATTTGTGCCGCCTCTTCGTCTAGCCCTCCGTCCATTATGAGCATCTGTAGCTCCGCAACTTCGGGGGACTCCATGGCCAACTGCTCAATTTCGAGCATCGTAATCTCGTCAGTCTCTAGCCCTGTTTCCTGATGCCAGTCGATTCTCATCGCATACGCACCCTTTTCCTGTCTCCATTCCGCACAAAGCCCTGCTTCCATATACGCTCTACGCATCTGGCTGTTTACCATCCAGTCTAGGACTGTGGTGGATACGTTGGCTTGACCCCAGTCTGTTACCTCTGTGCCTTTTACACGTAGCTTTGAGCGCTTGAAGGCTGTTTTGAGTATGCGAGTCTCAGCGTTCGTGATAATCTCGGAAAACCTCACACGGGCGTCTGAAGCCCCTTCAAAGGGAAATGGGTTCTGCCCTATGTTCGCCTCATGCTTACGACCATCCTCTGCCTGACCATCCCAGCGGCTGTATCTAACCTTGGAATTGATGTCCTGCCTTTTGCGGTAAAAGGTCGCATCTGTTTCGACTTGGTCTAAGTCGGATTTTATGTCTTTGGGTGAAAGTGGCATTTTTAGCTTGTGAACATGTGTTCACTATGCAGATTTGTCAACTATATACCGAAACGCTCCTTAATTTCCTTTTTTCGGTAAAGTCTCCTACAACCCTCATACTGAACAGGGTTTAGAACACCAGCATCCACGAACTTGCGAACTTGCGGTTCAGTCAACCCCGTCCACCTCATAACCTCGCCCAAGCGGAGTAACGGTTTATTCGGCTCTTGTTCCTCCTCAGCCATAGATAGATTTGCTATAGTCTCCAGTGACTACGTTAACTAGGTATGGCGCTGATAACTCTTTTAGGAATTGTTTCAGGTTTTGATAGTCTCCAGTCTCGGACATCTTCTCGATATGCTTCCAATTCTCTACAATCGCATCCCATATCTTACAGAAGCCCACCATATCCGTCAGTTTGATGAATGGGCAGTCTTCGAGTATCCCGCGTATATGCAAGATGTCGTCTATGTTCTGTGGGTGGGTGGATCTCCCTGCTGGCAATCCTACATGCCTCCTAGCCATTGCTATGATGACAGGGTGCTGTCTGCGTTCTGTGAGGAGCTTTACTAACTCCTGCTTGTGGTCACATTTTGTGACCTGTTTCTTTGCTGTTTTCTTTGTAGTCATTACCACACGCCCATCGCTCTTGGGTTCTTGCGATCTAATACCGCTACTCCGTTTTCAAATCCCCTAACAGGAACCACCATCCCCGTCTTAAAGTTGCCGTTACCTGACCTGCCCACTCGTATCGTAACGGGTGTATCTTTGCCGTCTGCCATCTCTCCGATGACTATGTAGCTGTTTCTTACCATTGTCCTTGTCAGGATTGCCCATTGGCGGTCGTGTTGCAGATTTAGGTCGTCTCTGCGTAGACCTAGAAACTTGAGTATCAACCCCAGCCCTGACTCTGAATACATCGTAGTCGCTCCTTTCTGACTCTTATACTCGCTCTTAGGCAACTTCTCCCGAATCTGCTTAAATACGACTCTTGGAATACCAGAATCTTTTACTAGATCAGTCTCCTTGTATTTCCATTTAGAAGCCTCTCGCTTTTCTTCAGCCTCCTGTTTGGTGGGTCTTCCCCGCTTTGCTTGTTTTGTTGTAGTCATTTAGTAGCTTCCTCCTGATATGCATTGTAAATTCTCTTTATCAATAAATGACACATCCGACGACACAAGGTATCTGTCGGGGTCGATGATGTCTTTAAGCGCATCCTTCTCCGTTCCTAGTGCTGTGTACTCTTGGTAAGCGTAGATGCTCTGTTGGCAGTCTTCATGCACATACCACCTCGGACAGTTCATAGCATTGACGGGTTGCTCCTCATTGTAGTCCATCATTTCATTTAACATCTGTATGCCGATCTCTGTGGGCTTCAATCCTCCCCTTGAACCATTGCCTCTTGCGGGATTCCACCACATCCTCGGTCCAGCTATCTTGCCCATAGAGTCTACCTGCTCTTCTTCCATTAAATTAATTATAGACGTACCTTCGCCATACCTCTCGTCACCACCAAACCTCGCATCCATTATGCGCTCTTCAATGACCTCCGCATGGCTTCCATCCCACTCGCCTGTCGGAGTCCTTACCCATCCCTCTAACTCAAGTATCAATTGCTTATAGCCTTCTATGCCTCTCCCCGCTTCCATCCTTTGGGCGGGTCCTGCTTTGAAGTCTAACTTGTCAGACGGTACAGCCCACTCCCCGTATCGCTGTAAATCAGGAAACTCCCGATACACATGAGCGCATCCATCTTTTGTGCAAAAATACCATTTAATAAACCAATTCTTGTTCCCTCCAGGGTCGGCCACAACAAACCTTGA